ACTTGTTGCCCGACCCTAAACCTGAAGCGGGATATGTTTTTCGTTGGATACGTACAGCATCTGCTGGACAATCTGACAATATGAATGTATCTACTAAATTCAGAGAAGGTTGGACACCATGTAAAGCACAGGATCATCCTGAGTTGCAAATGGTTAGAGATACTAACTCGCAATTCAAAGATGGTATAGAAGTAGGTGGACTGCTTTTATGTAAAGCACCTGAAGAAGAAATTAAGAAGAGAAGCAAATACTATACTGATATGGCTGATCAACAGATGTCTGCTTTGGATGCTAACTACATGAGAGACGAAAATCCTGCTATGCCTATGTTTAAAGAAAGGAAGTCACAGGTTACTTTTGGTAAAGGTGGTAAGTAATTACTATCTTTTTTGTTAAATTTTTGTATAAAAGGTATATAAAATGAGTAGTTCAGCAACGCCTTACGGAGCAAGACCTGTTGGCACTTTGAGTGCAAGTGGTTCTTTCACCGCCAAGGTTAGACATTACGGCATAGCCTCTGGCTATGGCACTGCAATTTTCTATGGCGATTTCGTCAAGTTAGTTGCTGCTGGTACAGTCGAAAAAGACACTGGCACAACTTCATTGACTCCCGTAGGAATTTTTCTAGGTGTATCTTATACCGATCCAAATACAAGCCAGAAAACTTTTTCTCAATACTTTCCAGCAAGTACAGCAGCTGATGATATTCAAGCTTATGTACTGGATGATCCAAATGTTCTTTTCGAAATGCAAGCAGACGGCTCAGCTGCTGTGACCAACATCGGAAACAATGTAGCGGTAGTTCAAACAGCTGGTTCAACAAGTATTGGAACAAGTAAAAATGCCATTGATATATCTACAGCAGCCACTACGACTGCTACACTTCCTGTAAGGATAGTAGATATCTCGCCTAAGTCTGACAACGCAAGCGGTGATTCATTCACTGATTTAGTTGCTAAGTTTAATGCGGGTCATATCATGGACAATACAACTGGCATATAAAGGAGAATAAGAAATGGCAATTTCAAGAGCGCAGTTACTTAAAGAACTCCTTCCGGGATTAAATGCCCTGTTTGGATTAGAGTATGCTAAATACGAGAATGAGCATGAACAGATTTATGAAACAGAAACTTCTGATAGATCATTTGAAGAAGAAGTAAAGTTGAGTGGATTTGGTCAAGCTTCTGTTAAGGATGAAGGTTCAGCTATCAATTACGATACTGCACAAGAATCTTTTAGCACTCGTTATAACCATGAAACAATAGCGATGGGTTTTGCTATAACAGAAGAAGCGATGGAGGATAATTTATACGATTCGCTTTCTGCACGTTATACAAAGGCTCTTGCTAGAAGCATGGCTTACACAAAGCAAGTAAAATCTGCGAATCCTCTTAACCAAGGATTCTCAGGTGGTTCATTCAATTCTGGCGATGGTGTTGATTTGTTTTCAACTGCACACCCTTTGGTGTCAGGTGGTACAAACTCCAACACATTTGCAACACAAGCAGACCTTAATGAAACTTCATTAGAGAATGCTGTGATTCAAATCGCAGGATGGACAGACGAGCGTGGACTGTTAATAGCAGCTAAACCACGTAAGTTAATTGTTCCTCCAGCTGGAATGTTTACTGCTTCACGTATCTTAGAATCTGATTTAAGACCAGCAACAGCTGATAATGATCTCAACGCACTTAAAGCGAATGGAAGCATTCCTGAAGGTTACGTTGTTAATCATTTCTTAACAGACACTAATGCTTTCTTTATAATGACAGACGTACCAAATGGCTTTAAGCACTTTGCACGTACTCCATTAGAAACCAGCATGGATGGTGACTTCGATACTGGAAACGTAAGGTACAAAGCAAGAGAAAGATACTCCTTTGGAGTTTCTGATCCGCTAGGTGCTTTTGGTTCTTCAGGATCAAGCTAGTAACTTGAGGGGAGTTGAAATGATATATACTCCCCTTTCTTTCTAGGGATTAAATTAATCTATCGACTGCCCTAGCAGACTCGCCAAGACGATAGAATTTATTAAGGAGACTTAGTATGGCAAAATCAACATTTTCAGGACCGGTTAGATCACTAGCTGGTTTCATTTCAGCAGGTAATGCTACAGTAACTAGCCTTACTGCTGACACAACTCTCACAGTCGCTGCACACGCAGGTAAGATTCTTACTTGTAATGATGCTGATGGTAAATTTACTTTACCTAGCATTGTAGCTACAGCACCCGGATCAGATGATGATCCTAATCAACTAAATAATTTAGGTGCTTCATTTACTTTTGTAATAGAAACAGCAGCTACAGATTTAGATATTTTAACTGATGGAACTGATAAGTTTGTCGGTGGATTGTATTTAGGTAAAAGCGATGCAGCTGGTAAGACATTTATATCAGGTTCAAGCAATGATGTTATAACTTTGAATGGTTCAACTAAAGGCGGTATAGCTGGAAGTATCATTACAGTTACAGCTATAGGTGCAGCCAAGTACGCAGTAGAAGGCATAGTCCTTGCTTCCGGTACTGTAGTAACTCCATTTGCTGACGCTTAAGGGGGTGCATAGTGGCTGATGCAGTAACAACACAAACCATCTTAGATGATGGCGGTAAAAACTTAGTAGTTAAGTTAACTAATATTAGTGATGGCACTGGAGAAAGTGCAGTCACTAAAGTTGATGTGTCAGGTTTAACTTCAGGTATTAATGGTCAGGCTTGCTCTGGTATCAGTATAAATAGAATATGGTTTAGTAATGTAGGAATGGGTTTCAAATTACTTTGGAATGCTTCATCTAACCAATTCATTTTAGAAGCTGGTGCAGATCAAACTGATACATGGGACTTCACTTGGAGTAATAAAAGTTTGCCGGGTATACCTAATAATGCAGGTAGTGGGAAAAATGGTGATCTATTATTAACTACTGTTGGACATTCCAGCGGTGATAGTTATAGCATAATCATTTGGGCAAATAAATCTTACGATACAGCTACTACAGCGTAATGTCTAAATCAGTAGATACTGATCAAAACTTACCTTTAGAAGCACGTTTAAGTGGTTTAGAAAGAGAGTACGCTCTACGTTATGAGTACATAGAGCGTAGACTCGATGAAGGTAGTAAGAAGTTTTTAAGGATAGAAAATATGCTATGGGGTTTATATGGTTTAGTTTCTGTTGCAGTAACCCAAGATAATTGGTTTGTACTTGAACCTGCTGTAGCTAATACTTGTCCATTAGTTCCTACAGAAGTAGGTAATATTAATGTGTATGATTGACCAGCAGAGTGAGCTGGTGATTGTATTGCAACACCA